GTCTGGTGTGCTGTGGCCAAGTCGGTGATTTCGTCTGCGAATCTAGCAGTCACTGCACCTAGGCCTCCTAGTGCTGTGGCCAAGCCCAGTGCTGCCGTGCCCATTCGACCAAATGCACCGGTGATATCTGAACTACTGGTGTCTATTTCATTGGCAAACTTTTTAGTTTTGGCGGTGGATTGGTCGATGCCAGCATTGTATTTGCTGTTGTCAATCTCCAATACGGTCTTGATTGATGCTGCCATATTATTTTCCTGTGTATCGACGCATTAAGCGTTCTATTTCTTTTTGTGTGGGCCCTGTCATGCCTGCTCGATTTTGACTGCTGTAGCCTTCATCCAACCTTTGTGCATATGCGTAATCTGCCACAATTGTGGTATCGCGCAAACTAGTTCTTCGGCGTGCATTGCCCGTGCGGATTGGCGTTATGCCGCGAAAGTATTCGTAAGCATCCTGTGCCACTTGATCTGGCACCTCCGCTAATTGTTTGAAGTTAGCCAATGCATCGGATATATCAACTCTTATTGTCATTTTGTCCTCGGGCTCGCGCCATCATATCTAGCAGTTGCTCTGTTGAATAATTAGTTACTCTGGGCATATTCATTCCTTTGCTACTTCTAGCTTCGTACTCATTGTGCCAAGTGATACTTTTAATCATGATAGCAACATCTGTAATGTCACCTTCCGCCAAGAATTTGCTGGGTAAACAACCATACCGTTGAGCCAATTGATCGATTACTAAACACATATTCATTTCAATTGGATCGTCCAGTACCTTGGCTTCTGTTATTCCCCCAGTTGTTTAATTACTTTCTCTACCACACGAATGTAAAGTTTTTGTGGTAACACATTACCATCGGTGATAATCTTTGTGCCTGTTTCATCTAGGATCAATTCGTTGACCACTGTGACAATCTCGTTGAACTGATCGCCACCTAGGCTGGCCAGTTTGATAAACACTTCCACAGGCTGGCGATCATGAACATAAAAGTCCAATGCTTCACCAAATTCTTTAAGTGTAGATTCGTCGTCCAACACAATTTTAATTAATTGTGGCTTGGCTGCTAATTGTGATAATTTCATAAGTTAATCTCTGTTTCTTTCAATCATTTTGTTTACTAATACCAAAGCAAAGTTTAGTCTATTAGTGGCTTTGGCTACATCGTTCTTTGCGCAACGCAATTCGCTGGTAGCTTTGGCAATCTCTGGCAACAATGTGGCCAATAGTTGCAGGTCATTCTTTCGATCTAGTACATCATCCATATATCTCTCCCATTGTATTTAAGTCAAAACAAAAGGGCACGAATGCCCTCTTGCAGCCTATCAGCCGACAGATTACTCTGTGCTGCTGACAGTGTAATCACCAGTCACGGTGATAGTAGCAGGTGTTACCCATACTGGAGCATCTGCAGTCAGTGTTGGTGCTAGACCAGTAACAAAGCCTTGACCCTTAAGGAAGTAGTCAGTGGCGCCTTCTTGCATTTTCAAGCTAAAAGTAACCAATGTTTTGTTACGACTTAGACCCATAATACCTTGACTGGCAGTGGTGTCACTCTGTGCTGCACTGACATTGGTACCAAAGAAGGTAGTTGGATCAACTACCAAGCTCATGGCCAAACTGTTGGTACTGGTTGTGGCCACTTGCTGTTTAGCAGTGGCGTCTAGTTGCGACCAAGTAAACACATCGTTGGAATTGTTTACTGTTACATCTTGCAGTGCTGGCACTGTGATGTTACCACTAGCGATTGTGGTATTTCCAAGTAGATTACCAGCTTGTATTTTTAATACAATCTGACTGGTAGTACCTGACGCTGGATTAATGTATGCCATTATTTTTTCCTTTAAATTAGTTTGGTGAATTCGAAATCAAATTGTGTTAACAATAGATCCTGCGTGTAAGATTTTGTAATGCTACAATTTCTCACATGTACTCCAGTAATAGTTGACACAGTTCGTGCCCCTTTGATACTGTTGACCACTGCGTCATAATTCGATGTTAAATTCTTTGCGTCTGTTGCGAAATAGACTCGAACAGTTGTAGTTTCGTTGATGATATTAACACCATCCAATGTGGAAATCACCGTTTCGTCTGTGATTTCATCTGTGTCCACATATATGCGTTTGACATTCTTGATGTATAAGGGTTGACCGTTGTCATCGAAGGGCAGTTCGCTAGCTACTTTGTAAGTACCTAGGTTCAATGTGCCCAAATAATCAATGATCTCAGTTCTCATCTTACTCTTTTCAAGTTGCTAACGCCCGGACTTTTTTCGTCACTGGTCACCACGCCCGAGCCACCGAAGTCATACCAATCACCAGCAGTAATAAGTTCAGCAAACATGCTGTCGTACTTGATTTGATAGTAACCGATCTTTGCTCGCTCTGCATTATCCTCTGTGCCAAAATTAGCAATCTTGGGCAATATGTAATAATACAGTGCATAGTCCACGCATAAATCCGTAAAGTCATTCTGGCGAGCCAGTATGTAATTAGGATTCAATGCGGGAACATCTGCCACGGTTCGGATTTCAACTGTGCTATTACGAGTAATAAAATAGCTGACCCACCATTCTGTGGCACGCAATAGACTTAATATGCGTTCGGTGCTGCGGATTAAAAGTGCTTCTACAACATCTTCTGTCAAACCTTCATTCGCTTCAAACAGTCGTTGGTCTCTGTCGAGCACATCGCTGTACTCGGCGAAACTTATTACTGTGGAACCTGAAGTTAAGAAGGCCATAGTCTATATCCCTTTAAGCGATAGTGTTTAGACCTAGGACCTTGACAGCGTGACCATCCTGCAGGATAGCTGCGCCGGCAACGGCTTTTAGGACCACATCGGTAGCACGGAAAGCAGCTTGACGCTGTTCTTCCATGGAGATCGAACCACGCATACCGTGTCCGAATGCACTGGCTGCGAACACGCAACCAACTGCATTGTTGTTGGCAGCGGTAGGAGCCAAACTAGATTCATAAATTGTAACGCCGTCTAGACGAGCAACAAAGCCTGTGTTCAGCACTTCGTTACCAACATCGCTCATAGCAACGCCACCAACATTGGCCAATTCTTTCTTGATACGATAGGCCTGTTTTGGCTGTAGAACAGCGTAGAAAGGACCTGTCAATTTGTTGCTGCGCAGTGTGGCCACGGCTGCAAGAATGTTGTCAGCGGTAACAGCTGAGTTGGCAGTACCCACGCTGGCTGTGATGCTTGAGAACAATGCAAACACTTCTGAGTCCATGCTTTCAGCGATAGCACGGCCGGACTGGTCGCCCAATTGTGCCATAACATCGCCGTAGGCGCTGTCGCGCAACATGTCGGTAACACGGTGGTAAACCACATGTTCGCCCAGTGTAATGGTTGCGCTGGTTGTGTTGGTGTTGGCTGTGGTGGCCACATTGCCTTCGCCTGGCTGAGTAGCAGTGATGCTGGCCCAAATTGGAACTTGCAATACTTTACCTGCATTGTCTGGCGCATCGAATACGCTGACCAATTGGCGGGCAATACTATTTTCATAGGCTGCAAATTGCGCTTGGGTTACGAGGTTTGCGAATAATTCGCTGTTTAGTGTAGTATTATTTGACATTTAAAACTCCTTGTATATGTCTTTTATTTTTGGCCTTGGCTTCTGGCCTCTTTGTATAATTTTCTGTGCGCAGGATTTCTCATATCCAATTTGCTAATGTCAATTTTATTGTTGACACTACCTTGATAGCTGCTGTTGGTAGTTGTGGTAGCTGGTGTGGATTGTACGAAATGTGGATTACTTAATAGGAATTCCTGTACTAGGTCGTCCACTGCCAACAGTGTACCACGATCATTGTATCGCACTGCACCTTTGGTATCCAATACTTCCACCTCACCGTCCGCATTCAAACGAACACTACTCTTTAATAGGGCTTTGACCTGATCCGGGTTTACACTGCGGTGTCTGGCTGCTGCACTTACCAAAGGAGTATCTACTTTAAACTCTCTAATAACGCTGTCTCTCTTGGAAATTTCTTGATCCTTTTTGGATGCAAGCTCCTGCAATATTTTGTCGAATTCTCCGCGCTTCAAGGCCTGTTCTTGTTGTGTCTTCTGATGAGTAGAAACAATGTTTCTAATTTCATCAGGGTCGCCCAGTTCTTCATAGGGTTTCAATACTTTTTTGGCCACAGATGTTTTCATCTTGGCCATCATATCATTTACTTCCTGTTGCGTGTAGGTTCGGTCAGCCTGGTTGTTTGTTGGTTCAGCGGTGTCAGTCACCTCTGTATTAGCCGATGTAGTTTGTGTGTTCATCGTGGTCACAGCCTCTTTCATGAGTAGTTTAATATATATTTAGTTCGATATATCAGCGATTGGGATCGAGCCCTTCTCGATCATTTCTTTGGAGGACGAGTGCGACGATTCTTCTGAGTTCGACTGCCTCTCGATGGTAATGGTGCTCTCATTGGGTTCTCCTTAATTATTATCTCTAGCAGCATTGGCTGCGGCCAATGCAATGTCATCAACTGTGATGCCTGGCAGCTGGTTCATGATCTCATCGTTGGTCATGCCATTCATGATCATCTCTTGTATTTGGACCATAATTTCCGCAGTCATCATACTGACTTCTTCATATGACTCCCACTTGGCACACCAATAGACTGCGCGAACTGGCGCATCGAACTTGGTGCAATATAATTCGCCGGGCTTGTAGTATGCGCAGTTGCCGCAATTTTGTCCTGGCGGTACTTCAGCATTGGTGGCCAGCTGGTAAGCTGCAGGCAGACTGTCGGCAATGGCCTCGCCATCGGCATAGGTTCGACCGGGCTGTGGATTGGGATCGATGAATGGTAGATCCACATAATCTTCATCCATCCATTCCAGTAGGTGTTCGTCTATCTTGCGCAACACCACAGGGTCGGTAGCTGCACCGCGGGCTTGCACCAGTTGCGCAACTTCTGCGCCAGTGTCTCTAATGTTAAAGCTGCCGGGATAATCAATCTCACCATCCCAAGTGTAGCCTTGATAGTCGGCCCAAATCTTCCACATCTGTTCTTCTGCCAATTCTAGATTGTCTGCCATCTCGCTCAGTCTAGCATTCAACAATTGGAATTCTGTTTCCATGGCCACGCCGCTCATGGTGCGACTTTCGCTGGCTCGCACTGCACCAGTGTTGGCCATTTTGTCAATGGCACCAATCATGTGATTGATACTTTCATAGATGCTTTTGATCTCCGCTCCACTGTATTCCAACAGGTAAGGCTTGAGTGTGCCGTCTAGATTGTCTGGCATGTGTATGATACTGCCAGCACCGGATCCTGCTTGTGTCTCTGGTGTCTTGACCAAGCTGGGATGCGAATCGAGGCGTATACTTTGTTCCACTTCTGAGGTGTTGTTGTAGATAAAACGCTGTGCATCTGCAATATCTGATATGGCACTGATGCCGATGCCGCGCACTGTGCTGCGACGATGATAGGCACACACTGCAGGAATGTAGCCCAATTGGTTCTCTTCGGTGAATTCGAATGTAATGGTGCGGTCACGCAAATTGACCTGTGTGGTCTTGACTCGATCCGGATACCATTCTTTAACGGTACGCACTGTGTCATTGATCTCTTCCAAGTACTTGAGATAGGTCAACTCTAATCTACCTGTGCGATCTCTGCTGTAGGTCCAATCCAACACCATCAAGGGAGTAATCAAACTCAAATAAGGACGCACGCCTTGACTCAGTTCGTCTGCTCTAGTCGTTGCGCCCACATTGGCCTTGGCCACTATGATCCATGCATGACCAAACACTGCACTCCACTGACTGACTTCTTTAAAGAAGCTGTCTAGATCTCTGCCATCGAAATCAGTGTCTGCGATAAAGTCCTCGAGCTCCGGAGCAG